GGAGCAGATCCAGCAACATTATTTCTTATTAGTGCAGGTATATCTGCTGCTGGTTCAGCAGTACAGATACAGCAAACAAATCTTCAAACTAAAGAAATGGCTAGAAGATATGAGCAAGAAAAGAAAGTTTCATACTTAGAAGGATTACAAGCAGAAAATGCAAGAATGAGAGATATGAATACTATTCTTAGTAATAACAGAGCTGTAAGAGGTGCATCAGGAGTAGGTGATAGTCCTAGCTTTGATGCTATTCAACAAGATATTGTTAATATAACTAATAAAGATTTATCTTCTATTAGATTAAATGCACTTAAAATAAATAGTAGTTATGATAGAGCTATCTTTAATACTAAACAACAAGCCTTTTATTCTAATATGGGATCTGTTATAAATGCAGGAACAAGCATAGTTAATGGATGGAATTACTATAACTATTATAAAAAACCTACAACACCACCTAGAGATAGAGCTAAAAAAGCTGCTAATGAACTTGGCGTAGAACTAGCTACAGGAGGAAGATAAATGGTTAGAGAGATCAAAAGAACAAGAAGAACTGAACTTGTTTCACCTTCTGGTACTGCATCTAGAATGGGAGTTGTTGATGTATATTCACCTAATATAAGCAAGATGTTTGGTGCAGTTTCAGATACCATAAACACATTAGCTGAAAATCAAGTAAAGATATTAGATGCAAAATGGCAAAATAATTTTGAAACAGAAACTACAAAGTATTTAAACGATAAAGTTAATACGATATTAAAGTCAGGAGAAAAACCTGATTTACAAAAGTTTCAAGAAGAAAGTGATGGATATATTAATGGTGTACTAACAGGCGTACCAGAAAGATTAAGTATTAGTGCTGAATCATATTATAATCAAAAAAACTTAAATTCATTTGAAACATTAAGAAAACAAGCAAACATAATTGAATATACAGAACTGAATGATAGCTATCAAAATAATTTAGAAAACACACTTGCTGATGTAGATACTTTTTTAGAAAATAATTCTATAACAACACAAGGTCCACAAGAAAGTATAGATGCAATAGATCAATTTTTTGCAACAGAAGTTACTAACTTTTTAGGTAGTCATAATGAAAAGTATGAAGCATTGATTGTAGCTAGTAATTTTAAATTAAATAAATCTACACAAAAAGAAGCAGAAGAAGCATTGATGGTTTCTTTAGAACAAAAAAGAGTAAATGCTATAGTTAAAAGTTTTTATCAAAACATTGATGTAACTAATGCTGAACAAGTAGCAGAGGCAGATGCACAAGCACAATTATTTATAAGAAATTATTCTCTTAATGAAGGTGGAGTAAGAGGTGTTAATTATGAAGTATTTGAAGATGAAACAGGAAGAAAGATAGGTCAAGAGCTTATAGATAGTGTAGTTCAAAAAGGAATTAATACATACAATCAAACAAAATCTTTAAATGATTTTAATATAAAGATAGCTGAAAGAAAAAAAACAGCAAATGATACTTTAGAAATAAAAACATTATTAGAAAATATAGGAGATATAAATACTGCTATATCAAATGAAAATAATTTATTTACTAATCTTGTTAATGGTGAAGAAGTACCTTCAACTTTAGAAGAAATACAAATAGCATTAGAAAAGAAAGATATTATTGCAACAGATACTCAAGTAATAAATATATATCAATCTAATATAGCAGCGTTTGAGTTAAGAAATAGTATGTCTTTAGCAGATGAAAATTTTAATTATAAAGAAATATTAAATAGTAAAGAAAATCAAAAACATTTAAGTACATTAGGGTTAAGTACAACAGATGTAGTAAAAAGTTTATTAAGTAATCTTAGTACTGGATTAGGAATAGAAGATTCTTTAGAAGGATATCAAAGTATTGGTCCAGATAAACTAGAAGAAGCAAACATGATTTACTACATAGCTAGAGATAATCAAATAATGCCACATGGAATGGAAGAATTATTTAAACAAGTAAATGTAGGTAAGATAATAGACTTAGTAGATGCAGGAAATGATGAAGCTATAGTAAATATGTTTGATGTTGTATTGCCTCAATGGGAAGCACTTACTGATAATGGTATTGTTGATTTTGATAATCTAAGTAAAGAAGTAACAGATATTTTTAGTTTTTTTAATGCTCAAAAACAATGGAGTGAACCAACACAAATTGCAAAAGATTATATACAAAAGAAAAAAAATGAAGTTGAAATAGATATAGATGAAGGAATACCTGAAACTGTATCATTTTCATCATGGAAAAAAGAGTATCAATCTAATGAAAATAGAAGTCCAACTGGTAATTATATTGAAATAATTAGAAATAGATTAAACAAACATGGTATTAAAGATAAACATACTTTCGGTTTTCAATACAATGTTTCTGAAATATTTGAACCTATATTAGGTACAGGTGTAGTACCTACAGGAGGTGCTTTAGAAACATTAGTGGAAACAGAAATTGCATTAGGAAAATTTAATAAAGATTACCTAGCTAATTTTGATGCACAGTTAGAATCAGAAGCGTTAAGACTTACTAAAGTTAGAAGTCAAAATATTACTGATCCTAACACAATTAATACAATATATAACGAAGCTGTTTATGAAGTAATGGAAAACTATATTAAACAAGAAGATTATGGAGTAAGTATGTTTGCACCTAATACAGGAGGTGAATTTGCATTTATAAAAGATTCTATGGAAGCAGTACATAATCTTAGTAATGATGATGCTTTAAATAAAACAGCTGCATTTTTTAATATGTATATAAAACAAAATTACAACACAGATGAAAATTTAAGAAATGCTTTTCAAAATATGGCAGGTAATGAAGTTATGCCAACATTTGAAGATGCATATAGATTTGCAGAAAATGGTGTATTTGAACTTACAAGAATACAAGGAACAAATGACTATGAAATGAAATTAAATTTAGATAATGCTTTAGAGTTAGGCTTTGCACCATATCCCTATGCAGAAGATAGCATTAGTATAAAGGTTGATGGTATGGATTTTAATCCTACTAGGATGTTTAATAGAAAATTTGATACTCAATTAGATATTGAGGCAAATAAATATCTAAATGAAACTGGAATATATGGACCAGCAAGAGAATTAATTAAAAAGTTTTATAGAGGAATTAAGCAAATGGATGATCCTTTTGATAGTACAGAGTTCAAAGCTATAGATGAAAAGTTCCAAAATGAAATTATTAATATATATGAAAAAACAGCAAATGATGAAGCATTTGGTTTTGCAAATATAATTGCAAATTCATTTATAAAAAGTGAAAAAGAAGATACAGAAGATTTCCTAACTAGAACAGCTGGTAACATTCACAATGTTGTATATGAAGAAGGTAGATCTACTATGATAAAAGATAATTATGGAGAAAATGTAGGAATAATAATGAATACATTTGCAGATAGAATTACAAATGAGCCAGGCAAAGTAGGATTTTTATTAGATGCATATACTGTTTATCAACCAGATATAAATCAATTACAGTCAGCTATACAAAGTGGAAAAGAAGAAGATTTATTAGCTGTATTTCCTAACATGGGTGATTATCAGAAAAGATTGATGTTATACCTATTTGGTAAGGAATATTATGAAACCAATTAAATTTGGTAGAAATATTACACCTAGATATAATCCTTCTGTAGAAGTAGAACCTGATCCTACTCCAGGAGAAATAGGTGGAATAGTCAAAAGAGGTGTACTAGATAGAACAGTTTGGGGTGCTATTACTAATACGATAAAAGAAATACAATACAATAATAAAGATGAAGAAGGATATACTCCTTATACAGATCCTCAGATACCAGCAGATAAAAAATTTTTAATACCTAAAATATTACATACTAGTGGTAGTGCAGAAGAATCAGCATTAAAGATTGCTGAGTACGATCAAAAGCAAGAAGATTTAAGAAATCCTTTATTTAATGCAACAAGTCTTATGTCAGAAATTTTATTAGATCCAGTAGGTATGATGAGTATGACACCTGGATTAAGTGCTGTTTTTAAAGGTAAGAAAGGATTATCTAGAATTACAAAAGGTATTGCTGGTGAAGAAGCTATTAAGCAACTAGATGATGAAGATAGATCATTACAAGATGCTGTTTTTGTTATGGGTGGTGCTTATGTAATAAACAGAATAGGAAATAAATTTTCTAAGTATGATAAATATGATGCAAGAAAAGAAGGTTCAACAAAAGAAAAACTAAATGAATGGAATAATGCAAGTAAAACAGAAACAGGTACTAATAGTAATCCTTATAGAAGAAAGAATAAGATTGTAGATTCTGAGATTAAACCAACTAAAAAGAAAATTAGATTTAATGATAAAGTTAAAAACATAGCTGGAATATTAGCTAGAGAGTATGATGGATTAAAAGTTAAAATTACATCAGCAGCAGTGAAAGATTACGGAACTGATATTATAGTTAAAGGTAAAGGTAAGACTAATGTAACAAGTATTAGAAACTTTGGTGTAGTGTATGATCGTTTAACTAATACTGTAAAGATAAATATAGCACAGTTAAAGTCAGGTTTTGCACAGGGCAAAAAAATATATGGTTTTAAAACTGAAGATGAGTGGATTGAGTTTAAAGTAAGACAAATCATTGAGTCAAAGAAAGTATCGAGAGCTGAAAGAGGACAAGTAAATAAATACATACTAGAGTCAATGAAAGAAAGAGAAAAGTTTATTAAGAAAGATTCTATTGTAATTACAGATATAGAAAAGAAAATGCAGATGGATAAAAATCAAATTAAGTTTCAAAATAGATTAGAGAAAACAGTAAAGGATGAAGATATTAGTCCAGTTAAAACTGGATTAGGTTTAGAAGGATTAGGATTATCTGCATTTGATAAAATATTTAATGGTCCTTCTAGAAAAGCAAAAGAGTTTTTACTTAACTTAAGTAAGTCAGATATCTTTATGAATTATGAGAAATATGCTGCATCACCAGATAGTGTAGAAATTATTATGAATACACTGTACAGACCACATTTAGTGTCTGTTATTGAGAATCTTGAAAATAGTTACATTAGATATGTAAAAGAACTTACTGGAAAAGATATTAAGTATTTTAAAAAAGCACAGTTAATGTTTAGTAGAACTAAGACATTACCAAATGGTGAACAAATGCTGTCGTATAATGACTTTCAAACAGCAGTATACAAAGCTGTAAGAAATAAAGGTCAGATGTTAAATGGAGATACAGTTGTTAAAAAATACATAAGTGAAGCAGCAACAAGCACATCAAACTTTTTTAAATTTTATGAGCAAGAAATTATAGATACTAAATTATTTTTAATAGAGTTATTAAAGAAAGAAGATTGGCTAACTAGTTCTATTGCTAGATTTAAAAATTCAAAAGTAAAACCAAAGATTGTAGATCCTAAAACTAAAAAGGAATGGACATTAAAAGAATTAGAAGATGCTTTAGAAATGACATTAAAGCAAATGAAAGATACAGAAAAATTAATAGATGGCTATGTACCACAATTATATAAAAGAACAAACATAGAAAGAAACTTTGATTCTTTTAAAGCTATACTTATGAAAAGAGTATTAGCAGATGTAGATCCTAAAGAAGTTGATGAGATCTTAGATTCATTCAAACAATATAATCCATTTAGAAAACCATATGACAATTTAGAAGATGCTAATGCTTTTTATAGAATGAAGATTAGTCCTACAAGTAAGTTTTTAAAACAAAGACTATTAAAAATAGATGATGCAACATTAGATGAACTAATTGCAGGTGATTTTATAGAAACAAATATAGAAACATTATCATCATTTTATTATAGATCTATGACTCCAGATATTGTCATGACAAAAAAATATGGTGATCCAGGAGGATATGGATGGTTTGGCGATATAGATGAATTAGGTTATGCACCTGGATTAAATCAAGTTGCAGATGAGATAACCAAAATGGTTGCAGCAAAAAAAATGAGTGTAAAAGAAGGTCAAGATATTATTAAAAGATTAGAAAATTTAAGAGATCTTAGAAAAGGAATATATGGATTAAGTGATAATCCTCATGGATTTTGGTCTACTACTATAAGAAACTTTAAATTGTTTAATACTTTAACACAACTAACTGGTGCTTCTACTTTAGCAGATATAGGTAGATTAGTTACTATTGGTGGCTTACAACAAAATTTTGGTAGAATATTTGAATCATTTAGTAATGGTCTTACTAAAACATATATGACAGCTAAACCTATTGGAAAAAGAATTGGTCAGTTAAATGACTTAACATTACAATTTTCAAGAGCACAAATACTTTCTGGTAATGATGTTATTCAAAGTAGTTTTGTTGGTATAGAAGCTAAACTACAAAAGTTGGGAGCTATGAACTTTCAATATGGAAACTTACAAAATGCATTTACTACAATAACAAAAACATATGCTACTTTATGGGGAGGGGATGACCTACTAATTAAGATATCTAATGTAGTTGCTGGTAAAGCTACTGATGTAGAAAGAATGTTCTTAAATCAAAAAGGTATTAGTACAGATGATGCATTTAAAATATGGGATAATTACTCAAAAAAAGGATTTGGTCCTGGTGCTAACAAATGGGATTATGAAAAGATTAGTGTAGCTAATAGTGATTTGTGGGATGATTCTACAACAGCATTTAAGTTTAATAGAGCATTAAACGATTATGTTGATGAGTTAATTATTACACCTGGAGATGGTTCTGCTCCATTAATAGCCAATGCAGAGATCGGATCTTTATTTTTCCAATATAAAAAGTTTAGTTTAGATATGACTAGAAAACTATTAATCAAAGGTATGCAAAGAAAAGACCAAAAGTTAATAGGTGATATTGTTGCTTTAACAGCATTTGGTATGATAGTGGATCAAAGTAGAACTGAAGATTATGGTAAAGATTATGGTAAAAAATCATTGACTGAAAAGCTAATAGATGGTGCTGAGAGAGGTGGTGTATTTGGTATATTTGGAGATGTTAATAGAATTATAGAATCTTTATCAGATAATGAATTAGGTTTAAGACCTTTACTAGGGCAAGGTAGACCATATGGTACTTCATTAACAAGTAAAGCTGGTAGTATTACACCATTAGCTAGTAATATAGGAACTGTAGCACAAATACTCTATGATTGGGGTAGAGGTAGACATACACATCATACAGCTAGACGTATAAGAAAACTTGTACCATTAAACAATATATGGTATTTGGATAGTGTATTTGATAAAATAGAAAAAGGCTTGAGATTTTAAATGGCATTACAGATAAGTGATATTACACCTAGAATACAATATACAGCTACGTCTGGACAGACTACATTTGCTGTACCATTTGAGTTCTTTGATGTAGCTGACTTAAAAGTTTACAACGGTACGACACTCCTTACTTATAACAACTCACCTTCATCTGCATCACAATACAGTGTTATTGGTGCAGGTGTTACAGGTGGGGGATCTATTACATTAGGAGGATCAGGTGCTACCCTGAATGATAAAATTACTATAGTTAGAGATC